CTCTGGAAAGCCTATTTTGCCTTCCGTGACCATCTGTGAGATTTCCGCGCGGGTCTTGCCGAGTTGCGTTGCCAACTCTCCCGCGAGGTCGATGCCTCGGCTTTGGAACTGCATTACGTCACGCGTGTATAAACGCCCCTGTACGGCCGTCGTGCCGTACAACCACGTGAGGTCTTGCAGGTTCAGTCCCAGACCGGCCGCAACATTACCGAGCCGAGTCAGTGTGTTGGTAATATCCTCTGCTGCGAATCCATATGCGAGAAGCTGGCGGGCGCCGCTGGCCACGCCTTGCAGGTCAAACGGCGTTTTGGCGGCCAGTTCGACCATTTGTGACATCAATGCATCAGCCTTTTCTTTACTTTGGAGCAGAGTTGCGAAGGCCACTTCGAGCTGTTGAAACTCGCCACGAGTTTGCGCGATTTGTTTCACCAGCCCCGCAAGCGACACTCCGACGCCGATTTGTCCGAGGGTGGTAGCCAGGCGACGCATTGCAATATCCATACGGTCGGCGTCCGTCACGACACTGGACGTTACGGTTTTGGCCGTTTTCTGAAGTTCACGGAACTTGCGAATTGCTTCATCGTTATCTATGACTACGGTAAGGTTTATACTCATAATACGATGACGGTTTTATCTTTATTGATTTCTACCTTTGATCCGCTGATGTTCACGACTTTTATTACGGCATAATTCGAAGCGTTGATTGTGGCCGAGGCTCCATGCATAAGAATGACAGTGTGGACGAAATCTACTCCCGAGGCTTCTATTTCAGCCGACGTATTGCCGACTAAGCAAATGTATTTTCGCTTGTCGAGCCTTATGCATCCGCAATCCACATACATGTTGCAATCACTCACTTCGTTTTTGTGAGCTTGAAATATTCCCAGCGGAGGGAAATTGTTTTTATGGCAAAATTCAAGTCCTTGTGGCGTAAAAAACAGAGAGGTCAGGGAGTGAAAATTTTTCACTTTGTCCAGTCGTTCGCAGGCGCCGAGTGCGGACGCGGATTTTAGGATGTTGTCAAGCATATAAATTATTTCGTTTGTTATCGTTTGCCTCCTGCCATCAGAAGAAGTGTGTTCATTGCATTAGGATCGTTCATGTCAATTATATCGGGAACTTTTGATTGTTCATTGTTGGGAATATTAGTTGTTGATTTACTTTTACAATCCGTTTTTAGAGCGTCGGAAATCATAAGCTGTACGTTAGCCCATGAAATCCCCCAAAGAATATATTCAAGAGTCCAATGATAGCGGTTTATAAGATTATCTATTTGTCCCCAGATACTGCGCCCTCCGTAGTGGCTATCCGCTCCGCTGTTGTCGTTGGGGAAATCATTACCCGCAGCGTTCTTACCAAGCGAATAGCGTTCATAAAATCCGCGTAGTAGGATTGAAATACGATGGTGGACAAAATGTTTGTAAGAGCTGTTGTATCCATTGTAGGGGACCAGTATATAAGTTTTGTCCGCTCTTTTAGCATATCTTCGATTTCTTGTTGCGTCCGAAGTGTGGCGATAGCGATTATTTCGGCCACCTCTTTTGATTTTTCGGAGCATATGGTCCACATACGTTTAACAGCACCCTCCATCTGTTCGTCGTCGAAAATCAGATCAAGGTCTATTAGTCGGCGACTTATCATCGCGAGTCGTCCGAGTTGGAGGGGGTATAGGTAAAGGGTTATTTGTTCTTTGTCATTGCCTTCAATCTCGAACGATTCAATTTTTTCAGTCAGTGTGTCAAGTGCACGTTGTTCTGTAAGGCGGCCGACTTCTTCTTTTTTCATATTATAAACTATTGTTTTTGCTCCCGCCCCGTCCTCGAGACGTGATGCAAGTCGTCAGCTTTCCAGCGGGATAGAGAATTTACAAAACGCTCTTGGTATATTCCGGAGTTGTAATCGGCCACCAGGAATAACCACCTTGTTCCGGAGCTAAAACTTTCGCAGATACTTGAATTTGGAGCGGGTCGGTTTTATTGATTCCACCACCCAATGTCGCTACATATTTTAACCTTGCAAAAGCGATGGAGCCTCCACTTTTGGAATCGAATACGAATGCTTTTACTCCTTCGTAAATCTCGCCTTTTGCAGGTTCTGTAGTTCCGAAGTAAAATTCCATCGTGTCGTCGTCAAAATCTACGACATTCCAAGTAACTTCTTTTGTGCCTGTCGTTTCGTCGATTGCAGAGTAAAATGGGTCTGCTTCTCCTTCCCGATAAAAATCATTACTGGAAGGTATCGCGAAATTGGTGGAAACACCACCATTATAAGGCTGACTGATTTTGGTGAAAGCCTTCATTAAGTCGGCAGCCTCAGCGTCTTTTACTCCTTTCGGGAGAGGATTACCTGCATGAACGGCTTTCAGTCCGATTATTTGTCCCATGTTTAATATTTTTTAAGTTTTACTTTGAGGTTTGAAAATGTGTAGGAGATCCCCTCCTCACTAATAAGAGTTTCATCGCTCACATCAAAGAACCAGCGTTCGTTGATAGGGTAGTATCCTAGTGAATCGAAAGCGAGACGAGTTAGTTCGTTCAGACGGTTGCGATCGGGGTAGCGTTGCTCTTCACGACCGATTGTCGGTGTTGTGTCCGGTACATAAATGTTTACATTTACGGTTGCCACCTGCGAATCTCCGACGACATTTGACAATGAGCCTACGACGATAAATTCTCCCGAAGGATTATTCGGGTAGTGGTCCGCATACATCATCGGCACGGTCTTCCCTAACAGCGAATCCCGGATGCGATCCCAGACGAGTTTGAATATTTCCGTAGAGGTCAGGTTCATCGCTTTTTCGATTTTAAGAATCGAGCGAACTCCGCTTTGAGTTTTTCAGCAGTAGATTCCACCCAGTTTCCCGACCCTTCGAGAACGTCGAAACCTTTAGCCTCGACATATTTCGCGTATTCCATACCGGCTACCCATACGAGATATGTTTTGTTAGCGGGAAGTTCACGGGCGACAGACCGGGCATGTTCAAGCCCTTTGGCATGAGCTTCATCGGCACCTTTGTTCCCTTTAGGATTGCCGTCCGGTCTGACACGGCGGTTATACTTGAAAGATTCAGCAATGATTCTTCCGTATTGTACCACAACATACCCGATGGAGTTGCGTAGGTTACCCGTGTGATCGGTATAACTACCGTGTTCGCGGGCGTACTTCACCACTCTTTCCCCCAACGCCGACAACCATTCTACAGCTTTTCGGTCGTACTCTTCTTTTGCTCGCGCAAATTCAAGTTCCACCTCACGCCAGTTGGTACACTTTACAGCCATAATCTCGTGTTTTCGTAACGTTGTCCGCTTTTGTAGAATCCCTGTACCGGATACGACGCCGTGTCCTTGTCTTTCGGTTTGGCCTCAGTGCGGAGCGAACGGTCGAAGATGTTGAATCCTCGGCTGTCGAATATGCGTACTTTCGTCCCGATAGGAATTGGCTGTGTATCTGCAGGCATCGTAACCTCGAAAGAGTAGAGGAAGGCATCCCCGTTTTGCCCTTTGATTTGCTGTGCTCGTCCATTCTGACGGGCATTGCATCGTCCGATGACACGCCATTCATGCGCACCTTCGATCCACGAACCATCAGGATTTTGCGAGGCGTCCTCCTCGTACCACATTTCGAGCGTATAGGGGAATCTTACCATTGGTCGGAAATGTCGGTAATTTTCGATCGAGTATCGAACTCTTCGGCAATATCGTCCAGCCCGTTTTCCTTTGCGATATGGAAAATGCGCTTTTCCAGTTTGTCCGTGTACGACAATGAATAGCCCCCGTTGCTCTCACTCGCAAGAACAATGAGATTTCGCAGAATGGCGATTGTGGCTTTTGCCACGCTAATTTTATCGGTTACCGTATAGTCTGCTTGAGTGTCTATTCCCTCGTCAATGCAGGCCTTTTCTTTGAGGAAAGGATCCACATCGTAAGGATACAGACTTGCCGATATTGCCTCGAAATTCTTCATACAACTACGATTCTACGGTCAGCGAATAGATGCCGTTGATTTCGGTGATAACCGGAAGTGACAGCGACTGTGCTTTCGTGAACTCTACGCCGTTAGAGTTGTCGGTTTCGCCCTTGCCCCACTGTGAAATGCGGATGCGTCCGTAGTTAGAGTAGGTGACACCCGGCTCTTGCCGCAGCTCGTTGTCGGCATAGGCGTTCTTGATGACGCCCAGTTTGCCCGCAGGTACGAACACGAGGTTCTTGTCGTTCCACGGCGAATACTCCGTAAGTTTACCGTTATCCTGAATACGGGTCATGCGGCGGATGACTTCGAATGTCGGGAATCCGTTCGAACGCATAAACTCGTTCAGGTTCGCCAGCAACAGCGGTGTGGACGACTTGTCACTACCGAATACCGCCAACTTCATCTTCTTGTTGCGGAGGATATACGACAGGCGTTTCTGCGAGAGCAGAATGCGGTCGAACGTAACTTTGTCCTGTGCAGCATCGAGGATGGCTTGAATATCCTCCAGCGTATCGACCGTATCTTTATTGCCATCCGTCCATAACGTTTTCGCGGTGGCAATGTTCTCGCTCGGCATTTTGTAGTCGATCGTACCGCGCACACCACCCTCTGGGTTATTGGACGCGTCAAACGTGAATACGCCTTTGTTCGACAATGCTCCGAGGAAGATGATGTCCAGTTTCGATTGCACGGAGTTCACGACCTTCGTAACATTGTTCCACATCAGATTGATGAGCTGCTGTGTCTTGGCCGAATCGGACAGCATCCGCGAATCGAGAATCTGCAACACCTACTCTTCGATAGGCATCGAATAAGACATCTGGTGGGTTAATACCTTCTGCTTGATCGTTTCCAGTCCCTCGGTTCCCATGATAGGCTCCTTACCTTTGGAGTCGAGCGTTGCAGCGGCGACGCTCAAATTGTACGAGCCGATCAACTCCTCGAAGTTCAGTCCGACGGTGGGGGTGTCCCAGTCGAGGAATCGCTCGTAAATATTTTGGTCGAATAGCCGCTTACGCAGTTCAGAGGCGGCATCGATGCGAATCTGCACCTGTTTAGTCAGTTCGCCGAAAATGGATGAATAAAATACTTCGTTCATTGTTTACCTCCTCTTTTACTGTCGTACATACTTGATTTCGGGGTTGTTCTTCAGGCTGTAACCCTGAAGCCATGCAGCAGGGACGGGATAGGCTACATCCTTGAGGATGATACCTGCATATCCGGCCGATACGGTCTGGAATCCGTTATTGGCGGAATAGACCATGTCGGTTTCGACAACTGCATCAGGCAGATTGTCGTCCGAGAGGACATCTACGCCTTCAGTCGCACCCGTTACGGCCGCTGCGAACGTGATCACATCGTAATCTGCATTTTTGGTATCAATGCTTTTTACGGTCGAATTTGACTCGCCGACCTTAACCGCATCTCCTACTTGGAGCATGGAACCCTTCTTGACATGTGGAGCAGTGGTTGTGCCGCCCGACAGAACACGTGCACTCTTGCATATGGAACATTCCATGTTGTCGAAGTCGAGCTTGATCGGCGTACCTTTGGGAATCTTTGTCCCTTCGGGATAGGTTCCCTTCAGTTTGAAGTCCCCCGGCAATACGGCGAACTCACCGCGCCAGAATATGGGGAAACCGCCCTTTACTTTTGTTTTTTCAAATACGATTGCCATGATTTTACGTTTTGGTTACTCTTTGTCCGGAAGTGTTTCAGCCCACGCCTTTGCGAGTTCTTTGCCCTGCGCTTCGGGCGTGGACATCGGGAATCCCGAACCTTTCCCTTCCAGCCCTGCGGTAACCAGATTTTTCTGCACGTTTGCGAGGTAGTCGCCGATCGTTTTTTCATCTGCATCGTCGGCGATGACGAATCCCTCTTTCATGCGCCACTCCGGAATACCGAGTTCTTTTGCCTTTGCGGAGATGAGATTGGCCCGGTCGTTCTTGGCCTTTTCAGCTTTCAGAGTATCGCTCTCCGCTTTGATGGCGTTGTAACGCTCCTCCTGTTGCTTCTTGTAGGCTTTGAACCACGCAGGTTCCTCATCGTCGGGTTCGTTTTTTTTGCCCTGCCCGCCCCCATTTGCAGGAGATGCCTCACTCTTTGCCTTGAGTTCGTCATACAGTCCTTTCAGTGCGTTGTACTCGGTGCGTGCACGATCAGCGTCAGACTGGAAAACTTTAAGGAAAGGTTCGACCCCGCTGACTGCGGTTTCAATTTGCGATTCATCGGTGACGGATTTTTCCAAAATGGAGGCTACTCCGTCGAGAGCCTTCGCTCCGAACCCCAAATTAGAATACTTGGTTTTCAGCGCTACGAGAATTTTCTCTTTCATGTTTTTTCGTTCTATATGGTTTCGAATAAATCATCATATTCGCACAAAAAAGGTCTGTCAGCCGACGCCAACAGACCCACTAACAATTACATGAAGGTTATATCGTTCTGCAACTGGTGGGCTGCGACTTCACAGCCTCTGCGACAAAAGTCAGTATGTTCGGCACATTATGCAAATTATTTTAAGGAAAAATTCGTTAAAAAAAGAGGAGAGCAATTCTCACTGTCGGAAAATAGCTTTATTGAAATGATTCATTCCAAAAAGTGCGAAAAATAGTGCAAGAAGGAGAGGTATCCCGCAATGGGAAATTAGATTGGGTTTGTGTCTAAATTGTGTGCCCGACTAAAAACAAACCAGTCACCTACAGGGCTGTAAGTGACTGGTTTTCTGTGTGGTGCCACCGGGAATCGAACCAGGGACACAAGGATTTTCAGTCCTTTGCTCTACCAACTGAGCTATGGCACCATCATCGACTGAAACTCGTGTGGGTTTCGAATCGTGGTGCAAAGATAGATATTATTTCCTGAAAACCAAAAAAACGACCGAATATTTTCCATCTCAGACTTTCATTTCAGGAACGGCAGGCCGGAATATCGGAAAATTTTTTCGGCCAGGATACCGGAAATTCAGGATTTTGGTTATTTTTGTAAAAACTGTAAAGATT